CACTCTTTCCCTCCACGTCTCTCTCTATCATGCTGTCACCTTATCCTTCCAAATCACGTCGTTGATTGTTGTTAGGTTTTGGTAGGTTTTTGCTTCGATATCTAACAAAACCTCCACTGGCTCTTTTGAGTTTTCGAACTTTGCAAGAACAATGCAGCGGTGGTGCGTTACATCTGCGAAGTCAAGATTGTGACCCCATATAACTATGTTCACAACATTTAGCCCTTTAGGGTCTAAGTGATTAATGAAGTCATCGCTTAGTGTGCGATTGAACTGATATTGCTTGCTTTGGTTGTTAACGATTGTTAACTCTTTGCTGCTTATGATTTTCATTGCTTTCCTCTCTCTAGGTTTACAGGTTAAGAATATACTACTTTGGTTGGGAAATCAAACCATACTTCTCCATGGCTCCATCTGTTTCACATACGGCACAAATAAATCCGTACCACATCTTTGTCAGACGAAACTGGCTTCCGCACTTTGAACATTTCATTTATCTGCCTCCCATACTTGATTAGCCATCCATAATGAACCTAGTTTTTCCTCTGCTTTGTTCTGTGCCTCAAACTCATCTTCGGCATAAACCCGAATAGTTTTTGATGTTTCCAGTAAAACATTGAACCACTTTTTCTTGCTTGCCATTATGCGACCCTCCTTTTGTTGTACTTTGTTTGAAGTGTCTTCAACTCTTGCTCGAATGAGACACCGTGCTTCTCAGCAAGGCTCTTGCAGATAATCTCTGCCTTCTCTTTTGCCTCAGCGATTTCACGCTTTTGGTTTTCGATTGATTCTTCGCTGTGTGCCTCGCCGTTGTAGTAGTGAGTCACAATCTCGCGGTTGATGCTGTACTGAAGGTTGAACCATTCAGAAACTGCTGTGCGCTCTGTTCTGATGACCTCTGTGTACTTACCGCGCTTGAAGTAAAGGAACTCTCCTGATGCTGTTGGAGCATCTGCCTTTTCCTTTGCTAACTTTGCTTCGCGCTTTGCATCGCGCTCTGCTTTTGCAGCAGCCTTTGCAATTTTGTCCGCTGTCACGATTCGTGATGGGCGATTCAAAACCTCGGCTGGAGCGCTTGGGTAGCAGATTGTGCAAGCATCTTGACCTGCATCCTCAACGATTGTCTTCTCATCGTCGTTGCTGTACTGGACTAACCAGTTGTAACGAGTAGTTGGGAAGCATGTTGAGCAATCCATTGAACTGTGTACATGTCCGTTGCTGTTGATTACCAAGAATGCCCGTGTCCATGGGTCTTGGTCATAAATTTCATTCAATTCAAGAATTTGATTCCCGACTTTGAAAAGTTTATCTTGCAAGATAGCAATTTTGTTTTCACATGATTGAATTTCTTCAATCCGCGCTCTCTGTGGGTAATGCTTTTGATAAAACTCCAAAGTATCTTTTGCACTATCAATCTTTTCCAAGATATCCCAGCGCTCGCTGTACAACTTAGATAGTTGAGTATCAATCTCAACTGCGAACTCTTTTGTCACACTCATTTCGTCTCCTCTCGTATTTACAACCCCAGTATAGTACAAAACACCACTCCTGTACAATTTATTTCAATCGTGTCCTCGGTGACCCCGTTCGAGGAGCCTGTTGTGCGCTTTCTAAGAATTCTCTCAGTTTTCTGCCTTGCATTTATGTGGACTCTCATTCCACTGCCTGACTCAGCCTCGGCTGCCCCAATCGTGGCTACAGCAACGGTCAATGAAGGCTATGTCCTAACCATGGACGCTCCAGCGGGCTACAAGGTCGACCAAGTGCTCTTTGCCTCTTACGGCACTCCTGACGGCACAAACCTCGGCTCATGCCATGCCGTCGACTCTATGAGCATTGTTAGCGCTGCAATCAAGAATGAGAATCTTTCCATCCCTGCGACCAATAGCGTTTTCGGTGACCCATGCGGTGGAACTTACAAGCGCTTGACCGTTTCAATCTCATATCAAGAAATTGCGCCACCTGCTCCAGTTGCACCATTGGCTCCATCAAATCTTGTTGCATCATTGACTGCAACTGATATCACTTTGACATGGGATACACCAACAGCGGGAACAGCAATTGAGCGCTACGCTGTTTTTTGGTCTTCAGATAATTGGGCAACTGGTCGAGCCGTTGCATCTATGTCAAACACAATTACTTTGCCTTTAGAGGTCGTTGATTATGCTGGACGCGACAAAGATTTTAGTTTCAAGATTCGTTCTGATAATGATTCATTAATGCTTTATTCAGACTGGTCGAATGTAGCAACCGTCTTTATTCCTGCTTTGGCTCCAGTCCCAACACCCAGCCCCACCCCAGTTGTCGAGCCTTCTCCAACTGTTCAGCCGTCATCTCAACCCTCACCTGTGGCAACGCCTGACCCTGTTCCTTCAGTGACTGCTGCGCCTTCTCCAACTCCATCTCCAACTCCTTCACCTGAGCCAAGTACCAGTCCTTCGCCAACTCCGAAGCCACTAGAAAGCCCAGCGCTAAGCCCATCCCCAGTACAAACAACTCCACAACCATCGCCTACTCCGAGTCCTGTCGTTGATGCCAATACATCAGTATCAGTACAGCCAACGCCACAGCCAATCCCACTTCCATCTCCTACCCCAATTCCAATTCCGATACCTGAACCAAATCCCGTACCAGTCCCCCTTCCGAATCCAGTCGATACCCCTGCGGTAGAGCCGACTCCCGCTCCTGCTCCTGAACCCACACCAAGTCCGACTCCTCAACCTGAGCCAAGTCCAAGTCCCGAAGAGCCACCCGCACCTGCTCCTGAACCTGAACCGCTCCCCGTTCCCGAGCCAACTCCTCCGCCCGTTGAAGAACCTCAACCGATACCTTCTGAACCCCCAGCGGAAATTGTCCCGCCAAGTCCCATACCTGAACCACAACCATCTGAGCCTCCTGCCCCGTCCCCTGAACCTGTAGTAGATATTCTACAAGATGGAAAGGTTACTGCTACGGAGGTTGATAATCTAATTAAAGATTTAACAGCCGATGGAAAATTAACTGAAAAGGAAAAAGAAATTGTTGCAACTGCAATCGTTGCTCAATTCGTTGATGCTCCAGCGGTCCCTGCATCTGCATTAAAAGAGGCGGGTCTTGATTACTCTGACCTTCCACCTGCAACACCTGTTGATGTTCGAACAGATGAAAATGGAAATGCAGTAATTATTTCTGCTCAAGTTGCTGATGCTTTAGAACTTCTCGAATCCCCTGGAGAAATTCTTTCAGCAATATTTGAAAGCCCTGCTCAACTTATTTTTGCGATTGGCAACCTTGGAGCCGATATGTCTCCAGCCGAACGCGAAGAAGCCACAAAAACTATTGTTGCTGCGACAATCGTTGGCAACATTGCAACTACAACAGCGATGGCTACCGTCGGTAGCGTCGGATATAGGAGAAAACCATGAAAGACTTCTTTAACGACGTCATTGGGCAACTATGGACATTGCTAGGCATGTTCGTTGCTTGGATTGTTTTAGATGGTACTGCAAAGGGAATCGTCGGCTATGCGATTTTAGTTAGCCTCGGCGTTTGGATTTTGACTTACCCTCTTCGTCGCTCGAAAGAATAGATTCACCCGAAACCTCGTGCTCCTCACTCTTGGCGAATGGGCTAAATGCTCCGTTAATTTCGTCAAGGGTGAGTTTGCCGTCATCAAGATATTCACGGGCTAAGCGCTCAGCAACTGAAGCCACAGCCAAAAGTCCAGCCATAGTCAAAGCCACAGCCGTATCAACTCCTACAACGGCTGCTGCGCCCAAGGTGCCTAGTGCGCCCACAATAAAGACAGCCACCATGCGGGAAATAATGTCTTGAATTTTCTTCATAAGGCAATTCTATCCGATACCAAAAAGTAACCTTTTGGAACCTTTAGACACGTTTTGCATTATTAACCCCAGTAGGATATACTGGGTATGTAAGAGAGAGGAGAGTCCCGTGGAGAAGTGCTCCCAGTGTCAGAAAGAAATCGGTCAGTACGAAGTCTTTCCAAAAGTAACTTGCGTTGAATGCTTCAGCGTCAGTTTCGAAAAGGAATTTCAGAGTGCAATCAAAGTCGGGAGGTTCAAGTAATGAGTCTTGATTACAAAGGATTTGAGTGGGGCGAAAGAATCACTTCAGACGAGGATTCAGTAGATAGATTCCTTCACGAAGGCTTGGTCCCTCAATCACCATCTATCGGAGATTTACACACTGCTGCTGAATGGTTGGCTACTTATGGCGCTGAAACATCTGAGGATGCTCAGGGCTGGGCAAATGTGGTCGCATTCTTGATTTTGACTGCTGAATCTAAGCAAAATCGTTCAGCGCTCGCAAAGGCAAAAAAGAAGTTTGCTGAGGAAAAAGGAATTCCTGTGTCGCAGGTCAGAATTAACAGGAATAACTAACCCCTGTGATATAATGGAGTTGTTCAAGAGAGAGGACAAAAAATGAGTCAAGTAAAAGTAACTTGGAAGGCATTCGGAGAGAAGCCAGCACAAGGTCGTTTCATTACTTCAGTGGAATTCGAAACTGAATTCGCTATCACTGATGAAAACATTGACCAGTTCTTCAATGTTATTTATCAACAGACAAACCTTTACAGCGGAAATCTTTGGAACGTAATCGAGCCAAAGTTATCTCCAGTTCGTACTCACACAGCACTTTCAGTAGGAGACGAAATCGAAATCGATGGTCAGGTTTACATCTGCGCTGATTTCGGATTCAAGAAAATTGAAGAGGCTCAGATTCAAAAAATCGGAGAGACAATCTTGTCCGTAGTTTGAATAACTAACCCAAGTAGTATATAATCAGATTGTAACCAAGAGAGGGGATACAAATGACAAAGACAACAGGACGTCCATTCAATGAAGACGAATTAATCAAGCAAATCGGACACATGAACATCTTGGCAATTTCAGGTGGTCGCGTAATCGTTTTGCGAGACAACAATGAAACTATCGGTATCGAACTTCCATGCGGTGCAGGCTATAGAGTCTTGGTCGAATTAGGCTGGGACGATACATACACAGTAACTCGCCAGTATGTCCGTAAGGGAACTGTATTTAACAAAGGCACTGTAGAGGGTGTCTACTGCACAGAAATCGGTGAGGTTACTTATCAGGCAGCATGTTGGAGAAATCGAGAGTTTGGAAAGGTGGTCGCGTAATGACTAAAGCACTGGATTTATCAAGCCAAATCATCGCTTACGAAACAGGCGAACTGGACGAGCCAGCAATCATCGAACTGTTTCAGGAGTTAGTAAACACAGGTTTAGCGTGGAGCCTTCAAGGTCACTACGGGCGAACTGCAACAGCATTACTAGACGTCGGTGTTATCAAGAGAAAGTTTGAGGTGGTTGAATGACAACTACAACGGTATTTAAGAAAACTTATGGACAAACTGTTCTCGAGTTATTGCCAAAAACATCAATCATCTATTCAATCGTTCGCAGTGTTTCGAAATCAGGACTATCGCGAACAATTGATTTCTATGTAATCAAAGATGATAAGCCGATATGGATTACTCCAGCGATTCGAGACATTCTTGATTACAAGCAAGATGAGAAGACTGGTGCTCTGAAAGTTAACGGAACTGGAATGGATATGTGTTTTCATGTGGTCAATTCGCTTGGATACAAACTATTCAATGACGGTTATTACTTTAGAAGCGAGCGTTTGTAAATATAGTAAATTTACTATAAACTGGGGTTGTAAATACGAGAGAGAGGTATGAAATGGAAGACGCAATTTTGATTCATTCGCCTGAATATGCGAACTGGATTTTCGATAAGACACATCCAACGCAAGGGCGACGTTTCCTTCATGCTCGCAATCGTTTAGTACTGGAATCACAAAAGCGCGGGATTAATCTTTGGGAACTTCCGCCTGAGTATCCATCAACTGATGACTTGCATCTTGTTCACGATGAAGAATATGTCTTTGACGTGACGATTCGCGGTGAGTCAGGAGAATGGGTCGGGCAGCGCCATGACCTAGGCGACCTAGCAAAACTATTTGTTGGCGGAACTATGACAGCCCTTGATTACTTGGTAGATGGAAAGACAAAGTTAGCGATTAACTTTGCTGGAGCCAAGCATCACGCAATGCGTAACTATGCCAGCGGATTCTGTGTATTTGCAGATTTTGCTATCGCTGCTAAGCGAGCGGTCGAGTGGGGATATCGCGTAGCAATCTTTGATATCGATGCACATCATGGCGACGGTACTGAAGAACTATTACGCAAAGATAAGAATGTTTTGACCTACTCTGTTCATGAGTGGGGACTCTTTCCAGGGACTGGATTAACTAGCGACTGGCTTAACAAAGCATTCAACTATCCGCTTGCTGCTAAAAGTGGCGATGCAGCGCTCAAGGTTGCAACAATTAATTTCCTTGATGAAGTCCGAGGATTTCAGCCAACGATTATCTTCGTTGCTGCTGGAGCCGATGGTCTCAAGGATGACCCGCTATCGAATCTCGAATATACAACTAAAGGATATTTCGAGGCGATGCGAATGGTCCGTGAGGCTTATCCTGATACGCCAATCCTCTTAGGCGGTGCGGGTGGATATCAGCCTGATACGGGAACTCCTGACGCTTGGGTGGCATCTGCGCTCGGTCTCATGGCGCTACCAACTTCAAAGGTGGCACTCATGTAGCCTTGGCTCATGACAACACTGGTCGGCATTCAAGGACGCAACTGGGCGCTCTTGGGTGCAGATACTCGTATTGCAGATGACTCAACAATCTATAAATTGGCTAAGGGTCACTCAAAGATTATCGAGCATGAAGAATTCACAATTGCATGTGCTGGAGATTTACGAGCCATCAATATCTTGCAAGCGGGTTTGAAATTGCCTAAGACTTATGTGGCACACAATGATGCACATTTCATTACTTCGTTTTTAATCCCTGCAATGCGTAAGGCATTTTCCGATGCTGGATACGAGAAGACAACTGAAGGTCAGTCATCCCATGAATCAGAATTTCTTATCGCTTACAAAGGAAAGATTTACGAAGTTGGCTCTGACTACTCATGGGTACAGGATTCTCGTGGCGTCTATGCTCTTGGCTCAGGTGGAGCGATAGCCCTTGGAGCCTTAGCCTCTATGCAAGGCGATACGACAACTCGAAGCGAAGCACGAAAGATTGCTAACAAGGCTCTTGAAATTGCGAGCGCTTACAACTCAGATACGGCTCCACCGTTTCATATCGTTATTAAGGATTAACGAAGGACGCCTTCAGGGTCATAAATCTTCAGCGCTTGCATGGCTATCTGCATCTTGGCTTCTCTTGCATGATGACCGCAGAAATATAAATCTCCACTAACGAAAGCACCGATTACATAGGCTTGAGCGCTGCATCTATCGCATAAAGCATTAACTAAAGACGGTGCTCGAACTCCTGCTTCAACCATTTCTTTACCGTACCATCAATTTGCGATATAAGTGCCGTTAATTGAAATTATGCTTGACGATATCAAAGTTACTGGATTGCCTTGAGAAAGAGTACTTTCAATAACAGGTTTTGGGCTTGCTGTTGTTTCTTTCAACCAATGCAAATCAAGTGTCGTTGTATTTGGCAAATGGTCGGCTTCCATAACAATATGCCCATTTAATTCATCAGGTGGCTGTGTTGGGTCTACCCATACCCATGCAGGGAAATGATTAATCGTTCCTGTTAATGGCAGGAAAGGAAGTTCTGTTTTGAATTGACCAGTGCCAAAATTAGTAACTGTTTCCATTAAAATCTTGATATTGAAAGTAACAACTTTTCCAACTTTGACATAGTAACTGTTATATGCTGGATGGGTTGAATTTGTTCCAGTGAAGGTTAATCCTGTTGCAGTAAAGTTTGGTGTGTAGCGAACAATAGTTTCGCCCGCTGCTGTGTCTTGAATTGTTCCATCTCCGAATGTAATTCCTGTTTTCGAGATATAACGTCCAGCAATTACTTCACCCGTTGATATGCGATTGGCGTTTGCCATGGATTAACTCCAAATCTTAGGGCGTGTAGTTGTCGTGCCGTTTCCCTTAGTGACGGCAAAAGGTGTTCCCTTGCCAATTGATACGGATACGCTGGTTTGGCTTGTAACAGCGGTGACGATAGCGTGACGGAAGCGACCGCTCTTGCTTACCTTCAACTCTGTACCAACTTGAATAATCTTAGCCATTCTTTTCCGCCTTCTTTGGGTGCTTGACGATATATGGGTCTAACTTCGCCTTGATGCGTCCGTCTTTGCTCATGCGAACTATCCAGCCGTCTTTAATTTGTGTTGGATTGAAAGCCCCAGCCTTTTTCTTAGGCATTACTTTTTGCTCTTGTCCGTAATCGGACCGCCTACAATCCAAGCACGGCATGTACGGCGAGAGGCACACTTGAAATCGAAAGCCTCGCAATATCCAAGGTCGCCCGCTGCATCGACAGCCCACGCATCCTCTTGAGAATCGCCTTGGGCTAATCCTCCAGTGATGCACTCTTTCATGGCTGAGGTTTGGATGAAGGCAGCGCAATTTCCGCATCGCTGCTTTTTAGCCTGAATCACTCCGACGTTCCACTCATCGGCAAGTTTTTGCCAGTAGTCGGTATTGGACTCAGATGGGTTTAATGGACCGTAGGAAGCCGTATCAATGGCTTTCTTGCGGTTCTTGAGGTTAGTCCCTACATCCTGCGTCGCAGTCGGGCATGAAGCCTTCAATAAGGCGGATACGTTTGGTGTAAGGGACATGTGCTAAGTGTAGCGCCTCGAACATTTGTTCGAATATTTGATTTTGCGACACGTTGTTTAGATTTGAATATCTAACCCCAGTAGTGTATACTGGAACTGTAAGCGAGAGAGAGGAAATGACATGACACAGAAAGTTTACAAAGTGACTTGCTCAAAAGGTCATATCGTTGAGGTAAGCCAAGAGGGTAGTTCTCAGTTTGATTTCTGCGGTTTCAAAGAGTCTTACTGCGATGGAGTAGTAATCATTGTTTCCGAGTCAGTATCTATCTAAGGAGAGAAAATGAGCAACTGGTCAGACAAAATTGTGGTCATAGGGATTGGCATCTCAAAAGAGGAGACCGAAAAGATTAAAGAAATAATTGTTGAAAAGGTGAATATTTAACCCCAGTATGATATACTGGACTTGTTCTTAGAGAGGAGAACATAATGATAAAGAACTGCGACGATTGCGGAAAGCAATTCAATATCTTTAACGAAGGATATGGACATCAATTCTTCGTGGTCTGCGGAAAGTGCTGGGCGACAGAAATCAAGCGTCGTGAAATCGGTGGCGTATTTACTAGAGGAGGTAACTAAATGGGATGGGACGTAACTCAGGTCGGCAGCAACATCACCACAAAGAAATTTGTCGAGTATGACATTAAGCGTTCATATGACGGAATCTATGAATTGGTGAAGATTGTCGAGGGCAAGAACAATTACGGCGAGAAGGCTTTCTATGTCGCTCTTCGTAAAATCGAGGATGGAACTGTCTTCGCATGTGTTTACCTAACACGTCGTAAGAATGGCTCAGTGGCTGTAAAGGTCATTGGAGAATCAGCAGGTCCAGGACAAATCGAGGCTCCAGCGAACTTCATCTACTTACTATCTCCAACAGATAACGAGTGGGCTAAGCAGTGGCGAGCAGACTGCATCAATCACTACATCTCAACAAAGATTCTAAAAGAGGAGGTTGCATAAATGGCTCAAAAGTACAGAATCGTTCGTATGTGGCGCGACCACAACAACACAGCAATCGTTAAGCGCGGGCTAACTCTGAAACAGGCTCAAGCCCATTGCAAGGACCCAAACACTAGAGAGGCTGGAGTTTGGTTTGATGGATACGAGGAGGATAAATAAATGGGATACACACATTATTGGAACGTAATCGACCCAGCGGTAATTGATGAGAAGTTTGAGGAATTTGTCGAAGGAGCCAAACTCATCATTCACACAGGCATTGAGGCAGGTATCAGGATTACAGATATTGAAGTCAGTAGTGAGAAGGTTGTCTTTCAAGGAGAAATTGAGACTTTCTACTTCGAGCGTCGTGGAGAATCATTCAATTTCTGCAAGACTGGTCAACATCCATATGACACCATCATCACAGCAATTCTGATTCACGCTAAGAAAATCTTCGGAAATGCTTTGAAGGTATCAAGTGATGGCAACTGGGCAGAATGGTCAGATGGTCGCTTGCTTTACGAAACTGTATACGAAGTCCAGCCAACTGTTGGCGAAGTGTTCGGAAACGTGGTGGATTAATGAAACACTGGTTTATTTATCCAAAGCGTGGCAAGATTCGAGTCTCAAGAGTGAGAATCGAAAAACTAGAGAGAGGCACGACATGAAGAAAAAGTTACTAGCAGGGCTATTGGTTATTCCACTGGCATTTGGTTTATCAGCATGTGGCAGCGACAACTCAACATCAAGTGAGCCATATGTTGCTCCTCAAGATGCCGACGTGAATCCATCGGATGAAGACGGCTTTGTCTCTGAGATTCGTCGAACTGGCAACACAGTACTGAATCTAGGGTCACAGGCTCAATTGCTCGAGATGGGTTACAACGCTTGCAACGCCCTAGACAATGGCGAGAGTGTTGGGTCACTGGCAATTAAACTTGTTCAAACACAGACAACTAGCGAAGGTGAACGCGCTGTAGCAATTATCATCGCTGCATCAGTAATCTATCTATGTCCTGAATATAAGTATCAGGCTGAAAATCTCTAGGAGTGATTATGGGACTGCGCTGGAAACTTGCTGTACTACTGGCACAGATTGCTGATTGGTTTATCCAAAAGGCTTGTGCTGTTTGTGAAGATGATGGACATTGGGAAGTCCGTTGTCATTATGAGAAGTTATAGAACCCATTGATTAGATTGCCCGATTGATATCGGTGCAATTGGGGCAGCAACATTCTTGTTCTCATAAAGGGCGAGGAGCACCGCTTCTGCACGGTCAGGAGAATGGACTCCTCGCTTTTTCATGTCTGCCTTAGATTCGATAAGGATACGTCCTGAAGAATCGCTGGTGTATGTCGGACCCGCTAACTGCGCTAGAACTGGTCGGTCAACATTCAAGCGGATATCTTGACGTCCATCTTTCGGCTGCAATAGTGAACGGGCATTCCACCACATCTCAGCACGTTGATTCTTAAACCTTGCTTGGTCTTTTGCTCTCTCTGCAACATTGACCCCGATAATCTGCGCTCGCATTCGGCGCTCTTTAACCCATTTGTCCAACATGGAGACAACGCCCCAGCCAACACCGATAGTATCGATTTTGACTCGTACCAAATCTTGTACGCCTCTTTCAAGGTGGATAGCGCAAGCCTTTTCAATCTCGACCATTGCAACTCCAGCAACATCTACAGCATTTGAATTTATCTTGCCTGATGAGCGGTGAACTATCGAGACGCTGTATCCGTCAGCCTTAGCGATTACGAACTCATCGCCACCGTCGGATGCAATATCAATACCTAGGCGAATGATTGAACTTTCAACTAAATCTTCGTTCTCAACGGCTTGCTCAGCCCATGCGAACGGAATGACCTTTCCTGTTCCCGATTGTGGGAAGCGGGCAAACACACGGGCTTCAACGAAGGGTGAGTCATCTCCGAATTCGCTGATTACATCATTGACCCAAGTTTCATCAACTAGGTGCGTAGCGACCTCGTGAGGCTCTATGAACTGCGGGCAACTCTTACACATGCCAGTTTTCTCACCCGTGAAGTTTGGTGTGTCATGAGCAGCAATAGGGATTACGTTATAGATAGGCGAGTTACAGATTCGCTCGAACCATGTCTGCTCTTGGTCCGTAGGCGGGTTTCCTAATACGAGAAGGCGGGTATGTCCACCTGTCATCAACGCTTCAAGCGCTGTTCCAATCGTGTCACTAAGTCCGCCAGCCTCATCAACGACGATAAGTAAATGCGGAGCGTGAATACCCTGAACTGCTGCTTCATCATTAGCAGACGGAGAGAAACCGTAAGCGACCACCGTGCCATCCATTTTCCATTCTGTTGTAAGGATTTCTCCTGGCAGGTCATGGGCTGTGTGAACTTTTCGAACCTGCGCCCACATGATATTTCTTACCTGTCGGAAAGTTGATGCCGTCGATACTGCGATAGCCGTGCCAGGCGGGTGAACTGATATCCACCAAGCGATAGCACGAGCAGCCAAGTGAGATTTTCCAGGAGCGTGACATGCTGGGACAACTGTTCTCTTGTTATCCATCAAGGACTGAAGAATCTCTTTTTGCTTACTCCATAGAGTCTCGCCTAGTCCTCGCTCAACGAACCCAATTGGGTCGTTTTCATACTTCATGAACTTATTGTTTTTATTGGCATCAAGAATTAAATTAAGTACAGCCCGTTCATCCTCGTTTAGAGTTTCCCATAATTTACCTTGGAACTCTTCGTTGAGGGAACTAAAGTGATTAACAATCTCATTGCTCATCAGAATCAATCACGTTCGCTTCAGCCATGATTTCTTTCAACTTACGTTGAACCTCAGCCAAAGTCACTGTCATGTTGATATTGACATTATTTTGAGTACCGACAACCGTGATAGGTGGCTCTTTGCCGAACTCATCACGACGCTGCCTTTCAAGCCACCATGCGGAGGCTCTCCAGTCGCCATTCTTGGCAGCATTAGCAACAACGCCAACATGAAGCCCTGCTGCCTCTGATTTCGCCCGTTCGACCGACTGTAAAAACTGTAAAAACTCAACTTCTGATGGGTTAGGTATTGCTTTAGGGTCTCGTTCTAATCGGTCCAATTCATCTGCGCCACGTTTCATCCATTTGAAGTAAGTGTTTTCGGATAGCCCCTGTATCTTCATAGCATCTTTGATTGGTACGCCTAATCTGATGCTTCCAAGGATTTTTTCACTAACCTCTTCTGTCAAGACTGTTTTACGCCCCATTTTAGATTCAGCCTTAACTGCGACAGCCTTCGTCTTAGGCTTCGCCTTAGCAGGTGCCTTAGTCTTTACCTCTTTGGTAGCCATACACTCCCCATGAACTCAAATGTTTATTATATCCCGATTAGTTATTCTTTGTTGTAGTAATCAGGGTCCTCAGCAATGTTTCCTTTGTAGGTTGCTCCACGCATAAACATCAATGCTAAAACTATACATGAAAACCAAACCCCTATAAATAATAAAACTTTCATCATTCATCCTCCTCAAGTGAACATGCTTCCATTGGCATTCCCAGCAACTCAACGACATCGCGCCATCCGTAGATTGTGTTAGCCCAGTCGTTAAGGTCTTCCGTGTGAACTCTCATCGAATGCTCGCCCACTTTGATTATTGAGCGACCTATCGGTTGATGCCCAGGCTTGGACTTTCCTCCAGCCAAGATATCTGCAACATCCTCTCGGGTAAACCCTGTCCCTTCATATGACACTGAAGTTAGCAGTTTGTTCAACTCCCCCGAATCGTAACTTGCTAAATCAGACGTGCGATTATCAACGATAAGGATTTTTAACTCCTCCTCATTATCGACGTCCACCCAGTGAACAGCAACCTTTTCCCACCCTAATTGGACGGCTGCTGCATAAGTGTGGTTACCCGAGAGAATGTGCTTTGTTTGTTTGTTGACCACGATTGGACGGTATTGCCCCATGTGCGACAAACTTTCGATTATCGCCCCAATATCACCTTCTCGCGGGTTCAGCGGATGAGGCTGAATGTCTTTAGTGCTTACCGTCTCAACATCGCCTGAGTTGACCTCAGAACGCTCTGTGACGGGTTCTTTCTCCACTGGCTTTCGCTCAGGGAAACCTAGTCTTTCCTTGATGGCTTTGATTGCTTTCTGTTTTGTCGGAGCCTCACTGTAGAGTTGCTCTTTCCAAGCCTTGTAAGCCTCGCTCTCGATAATAAATGCCCATGCCCCTATCTTTACCTTCGGCTCACTAGGTAAAGGCTTAGAATCGGAAATCGAACTCTTCTCGTCTCCGCCCATAAGTCTGTCGAGCATCTCAACATCGGCTTGAGTAAATCCTGTTCCATCCAAGTCAGGCAGTGCGCTTAATAGGCTCTTGAGCATCGGCTCGTCGTATCCAGCGATATCAGTCAGACGATTATCTGCGAGAACTATCTTTCGCGCTGTCTTCTCGTCTGCCTCAATGTAGGTAACCTTGATTTTCTTCCAGCCAAGTTTTTTGGCAGCCTTGTAGGTGTGATTACCTGCAAGGATGAAGTTGGTTCCCTTTTGGACCACGATTGGTCGATACTGACCATGAGCCTTCAGCGACTGCGCGATAGCCTCAATGTCTCCACGGCGCGGATTCGTTGGATATGCCTCAAGTGATGAAATCGCCACCGAGGAAACATCTTGAACTCGGATATTGGCTTTCATTACTCTGCTGCTGGCTTAGGTGGACGTCCACGGTAGCGAACTAATTTTCCGTTCTCGTCATATTGCGGGGTACGGTCGATATCGTCCTTGATGATTTTGTAAATCAACTGCTCTGATACTCCCATGGTCTGTGCAATCTCACGGTAGGTAATGCGTTGTTTACGAAGACGAAGAATCAAAGTCTTACGGCGCTTGAGTAAATCAGTTACCTGACTTTGATGAGTACGAATCGCATCATTAATGGTTCTTAGGTCAGTCAATCCGCGACTGTCTAACTCTGCTGCCTCTAACATTGTTGTAGTCATTCGTTAACCCCGTTCTCAAATATGCGCTCGATTGCATCGTCTATTTTTGCTTCTTTTTGTATTTCCTGCATACCCTTAATAAACTCAATTGATTCTATTCTCCGCTTTTCATTAATTTTCATGTAGATTCCAGCGTAAACTGGAAACACAATTAAACTAATTACAGCAAGAGTAAATACTGTTAGTACTGTTGTGAAATAAAATTCCCAATTCAAAATTTTCTCCCTTTCTTAACGCCCCTGATATAAATTACTAAAGAATTTCTATCGTTGTGAGGCGGTAGAAAAACTAAAGACTTTACGAACTTTGATGAATCGTCGGGCAGAATTCCTGCGTCAACTAATCCATCGATTGCTGCCTTTACTGCTGGGTTACATGCACCTACGTCCTGTAAGCGCCCTCCCTTTTGGTGTGGTTCAACCGTGACGGTAATCCACTCCATAGGCGGTATCCTCTCAGATTTAGCCAGTAGTTGAAAAGCCGAGCGCCATTGCTTGGTGAGTGATGCTCGCTCCCAGCGATTGCCAGCCCTCTCAGCGTTTGTAGTCCACGGTCGCTGATTGAACTCAAGGCGATAGATGGTTTGGTCAGATTCATCGTATTGGCATAGGCATTCCATGAACCGAAGGTTAGATTATGTCTCATTTATGTCAAATCGCTCCTTTTGTCCTAGATTGTCCAATTTCCACCAAATGCCGTTTTTATCCTGAAATGGGATATCTTCGGCTGATTCAACTTTTTGAATAAGCAATCCCATCTCACGGGCTTTGGTCCTGTTGGACTCAACCCATCCATGGCACCCAGTTGTACCCGAACCACATAAAGCGATTAGGTTTGCTGGAAGATGGAGCAACTCATTCTTTGAGCCACCCATCATTCTTGGACGACGGTGATGAACTGAAACTCCGCTATAAAGAAAATCTTCGTGACAGCGTTCGCATCTATAGTTTCCACGCCCTAGAACGGTGAATCGAACTTCGTCACTAACTCGGTTAGGTTTAGGTTTAGCCATTGAAGTCTCGAGTCCGCGATGGCGTCCATGCAAGCAGGGCATACTTTTGCCGACGTCTGCTGCGCCAATATCGTAGCCATGCGACAAATTGAAATATCCTCATAGGTCAGGTGCCATTTCCCCATCACCATTTTCCACTGAAGCATTTTTGCCTTTCAACTTAGAACGAATCTCGGACATGTATTTATCGACAACTTCAGGCGGAGCCTTTTTCATTGCTGCCGACTCTAACTCCAACCCTATCTGACGGCTGCGCTCGCGCTCCTTCTCATTTTGTAATTTCAATCGCCAATCTTTATTGATATGGCTGACTGTAATTGCAACATCCGTATTTGCATAGTGACGATAAACGCTCATCTTTGCATCAGCAAGCGGGATGTCTTTGTCAAGAGATTCACACCATGCACGAACTTTTAATTCGTCCACTTGGATTCGTAGGTCATAAGTTCCCACGACTCCCAAAAGAATTGCTACCTCAGACGGATTCACCTTTGAGCCTCTCTGCTAATTCCATCGCCTTCATTGCGTTTGTCTCATTCTTAGTTTTGTTGTTTACACCAACTCCCCTAAGTATTAAATCCATCTGTCGCATAGTTGGAACTGTGCCGATGTAATCCAGCGCTTGCATAATCTGCTCAGGTGTATGACCTCTAGCAACTGCTGCCTTGGTTATCTGTAGCAGTGAATGCCATGCCCCTTTTCCAAGAGGTTTAACTCTTTGCTTCTCCCACCAAACTTTTGCAATCTCATCAGATACTGGACGAACTGCGATAGCAGTTTCGTCTTCGCTCTTTGTTGTAGATAGGACTGTTGTATAGGACTGTTGGTACGGAGTGGAGTTGGGGAGTGAGGGCATCAGAGTTGGGGAGTTGTCCGTATCAGAGTTGGGGAGTTCTATGTAGTCGTCCATAACTTTGTTCTCCTCAACATCGTTGGGGAGTGCAGACTTTTTCCAAATCAACTGATACGTCGTTGCATTACCTCGAGAGTTACCCTTCGAGACAATTCGCAAATGCCCATCTGCAATCATCTCGTTGATTACTTTTCGAATGTACTCAACCGAGCACCTGCTTTTCTTTGACAGGTTGCTCTGTGATGCAAAGAATCGACCATCATCGTGAGAGATATCGGCAAGTGCCAAGTGGATGAGTAGTCGAGTCCCGTCATACGGCGAATCAGACCAAACCTTAATCATCCACTTGAGACTCACAAATTACCTCCACAATGCGGGCAACACTTTTGCTTCCGCTTCTCGACAGTACGACCTAAAACATATTCGGGTAGAACATAAACCTTCGAACCTCCACGGCTAAGCGAAAGTCTGCTGATTCTTTCCGTTTTATGCAAGATTGACAAAGTATTGCTGATTGGACCGTGATACACACCAGTCAAATCACTCAACTCTTTCCATGTCAAACCGCTGGGACCTGCTTGAGATAACAATTTCATGGTTTGAAACTGTCGATTCTTCGTTGTCCCATTACGGTCGGCGCTTACTGCTCGAAACTCTGAAGTATCTGAACCGCTCCATCCTGAAGTTCCGTTATAGGGCAACTCAGGTTCAAACTCCGACGGGTTCTCCTGTGGATTCTGTGTCATTGGTTTCCTCTCCCAACGCTGGTGGATTTAATTTTGTTTGCGCTTCAACAAACTTTGCGCGAAATGCTTCTAGTTGCTCGGATGAATAACCGTGCTTGTTTGCCGTGATGTAGTTACTAACTTCAGCGAGCGCAGCATTATCTGTGGCTCCTGCGAGTTTGATAAGTACTGCACTTGGAGCGAGTACGTCAGTTGCACTTGAACGCTCGTATGAAGTTGCGTCAGGGTCGGGTTCATCTGTTGGTAGGCAGAGTGCCTGTAGGAGTGCAGTTCGAAAGGCTACAGACATCGCCTTAGCGGTTGCCTTGTCTCCTGAGTCCATTGCCTCACCTACAACCGTGGCGCTAATTGCATCCCCTGCTTGACCGATGAATGCGTAGGTAACTTTTACCTTCACATGACCCATCGCTGTTCGGTTACGACCGATTTCAACTGTCTCATATGAGTAATCATCAACTCGTGGCACAACAATTACGCCGTGCTTTTGTAGCGCTGGAGATACCGCATTGACGACTGAATCAATTCCGCGAAAGTTAAAACCTTGCGAAGTATTCTTGTCTTTCTTTGCGATTGCTCCAACTGCCTTCATGATTTCACTCAGTGATTGTGAAATTGTCGGTAACGCTGGTGTTACTACTGTTGTTTCCGTATCCATGTTTTCTCTCTCTACTCGGTTACAAATGAAACTGAAGTTTCAGCAGGTATAACTCGAACTGCTGGAACAATTTCACCTTGGGTTGATATTACCTGATTATCATCGCGAATCAAAGCATTGAGTGCCTTCTTGTCGATTTCAGTTTTGATTCTGATAACTGAGTTCTCCGATTCTTTAGCCCATGCAAGGAATGCCTCTTCGTCCTCGATTTCAATCTTTGGACGTCCAGCAGTTGTCTTGATGGTGCCATGAGGTAGGAGTACCGATTTACGCCCCTCAGAGCGCTGTAGGAGCGCGTATGGGGTTAGGACTGCCTCAAAGTATGAAGCGTCATTCTCAAGGCTTGTATTGACCGTTTCCAGCCATTTTGTGACCCTTTGAATCTCAGCCTCTGCAATGGCTTTATTCTCGGCTTGCTTACGTCGCAGACTCGCGAGTTTTCGCATAGCCCAATCAGCCTTTGAATCGTCATCGACGGTAAAGGCTTCTGCAATTGGTGATGCTTCGACGACTTCAAATTCGTCTAGTGGTACTAGGTTTGTCATGTATATCTCCTCTCGTTGGAGAGGATATACCACCCTAGTTGGTTATGTCAAATACCGAATGCACTCTTGACATAAATCGTGGCTGTGATGACCGCCCCGATAAGAATCGCTCCAACTGTGCGAACGACCCATTCGGAGCGAGATTCCATCTTCTCCAAGCGCTGAATCATGTGTTCATAAGTAACAGAAATCTTCTGTGAGTCGGCAGAGTACACATCACGTCTGACATAAGTTTCGCCAATAGATGTGTTCAACTGCTTCATGCCTTCGCTGAGTTCATCCAAGCGACGCATGATTTCTCCAAGAGTGACTTCGTGTTCTGCCATGATTATGCCTTAAACTTTGGGCGACCGAAACCGACAACTGCAAGAGGTAATCCTTTAGTAGCGCCTTTTTTGTAAGCGCGGACTTTCTTTGCAACTTGTCCACCGTTTCGCTGGTCACCTTTCTTATCAGGAGATGTATTTCCTTCGATACAGGTAACTGTTCCGTCACCGTTATCCTTCAAAACAATTCCGACGTGGGAGATTCTGTCTACGCCATCTCCTGGGAAGTCAAAATAAACAATATCTCCAGGCATTGGAGTTGCTGTCTCAGCATCTTGCCAAGCCTTAGCCTTTTGATATGCCTGTGCTCCAGCAAGAGTTGAGACTGTATTTACAATCTTTACCCCTGCTTCGTTACCGCACCACATGACGAATGAGCCACACCATGGCAGAAAATTAGCCTTTGTGTAAGCACCGTATTTTGTTTCGTTGTCTTTAGGACCCTCGATAGTTCCGATTTCCTTGAAAGCAACTTGCAAAAATAAATCTACTGTTCCTTTTTCAGCCATTACTTCGCAGCCTTTTTCACAGCCTTTTTCTTTGCTGGAGCAGTTACTTTCTTCACGACTGAATCAGTAATTACATCTGCAATCTTGCCGAATGCTGGGTCCTTTGGATTAGCAGCGCGTAGAGCAACTGGCAAAACAGCAGCGATTCCCGCAGCCAAAATTTGCTTCATTGAAGTTGCATCGAGCGCAAAGATATCTCCACCTGTAAGCATGAATGCTGTGGTCATTGCAGCAAGTAGTGAACGACCGTATGAGGCGAGCATCGCCTTTTGCTTCTTATTCATAGTGACTCCTAAGTGTCTATAGGTTAATAATACCTTAAGCCCGTTTACCGAGGATAAGTACATCGTTTCCATTTATGAGCATAAAAACTACATCATTAGTTGCTGGAGAATAACTACTCAAGTATTTAATTCCCGTAACAGCATCTGTCGCCCCAGCAATTTTTACTGAAACACTTCCCGCTGCTGTTGCACTTACGACTCCTTGAGTCAACTGCATAGGTTGCTGTTGAGCACCTATCTGCTTAAAGACTTCATGTAAATCCATTATTTACCTACCTGAATAGTTTCGCCTGTTGCAACTACACGAACAATACGCGCATCTGCCTTCATTTGTGAGTCAGGGCTGAGTGGAATTGATAAAGCGTCGATAATTACCAATCGATTCACTTTTGCTCCAACTGATTTAACATAGACAACATCTTGAACATCTAAAGTTGGGTCAACTAGAGAACTCCAGTTAATTGTTTCCTGTGAACCGATAAATGTGTATAGAAGGTTTGTTGCAGCAGTGGTTGCTGCATCTGTTGAAGTTGCTAAGCCCGAAGTGATGAAAATTGGAACCTGACCAAATTTTCCATAACGATATGTTGGGCTAGTTGAATCTTCATCCCATACGGTTACTTTGATTGGAGTAGTTACTTGGCTTCCAGTTACTGTATAGATAACTCCGTTATATGTTTCTTTTGTGGAGATAGTTCTATCTAACTCAGTAATTGTTGTTCCGTTGCCCTCTTCATATGTAGCCACAACAACCGCTCCATCAAGTGTTGGGAATTGCTTCATTGTTGCAACACCAGTTACATCAAAGTAAAGGTCATATCCAACGAGTTCACAAATCTGCACAGCATCTTTCCATGGGTCATTTGCTTTATCCACACCCAAAATAACCTGACCAATTGAAACTCCAGTCGTAGGAAAAGAAACTTGTACATCGCTGTAACGACTTTGAAGCAATGCAGTGATACTTGCTTCGAGAGTTCCAGCAACCATTTGATATGGCTGCAACCACTTAGAACGAGAAACTATAAGTGAGCGGTCTTCTCCACTGACTCGGATAGCAACCCCATCGGCTCTGTCTGCGATAGAAACATCAGTAATGACAAAAACTCCAAGAGGTATATATTCTTGAGTTCCGTCCGTATATTCAATGCCTCTATAAAGACGAAGTTCATTACCAAAAGGCGTCAATAGGTCATAATCATTATCGGGAACCATATTGTCTGTAGTTCTGTCAGTTGATAAAGTTACTTCACAGGTACGACGAGTTGCATTTTTAGCGCTTGCGCTGACTGAGCCACCTGCAATTTTTAATGTCGCTAATTTTTGGTCACTTGACCAAATTTCAGCCTTAGCAACAACAGTGTGACTATCATTAATTGCTGCTCTAAATGCTGCGGTTGCTGAATACATTACGAACTAACCTCAACATAATCAATATCTATAAGACGTCGAACGATAGTTCCAACAGTTGATTCAGTCCATGAACGCTTAGTAATGCGAATGTATTTTTGATTTCCAAGAGGGTCTTGAACCAATAAAGTCCCTTGGTAATTAATAACAGGCAGTAGCAAATTAAACTGTGTGTTATTTGTAGTCGTAATTGTGTAACGACCATCTTTACCTTGTAAGGTACCAGCAACAACGATTGGTCTATCATCTCCGAGCGGGCGAAAAATTGTATTAGGCTCTTCAACTGTAATGTTGAGTCCATTCAATACATTTACAGAACCAACATTGAGCGTTGGACTTGCTGGAACCTTAAACCACCATGTTGAGTCATTAGTAATTAATACCTGTTGAACTGTTGAATAGGTTGATGGAATTTCAACTGAGCCCGTTGTAATACCAATAGCGCGAGCGCGATAGTAAACCGTATAAGTTCTAGGCGCCTCGTAGTCTGTAGCAGTTCCGACATATGAAACAGGCGTGATATTTGAACCATTTCGAATGGTTGAATATGTAATTCCAGCGTCATCGCTTCGTTCAACTACATAATATTGAGATGAGTAACCACTAGGAAGCGCTGCTCCAGTGATTGTAAAACTTGCATAGCCAAGGCTAGAGTTCCACGAGGCTACAAGAGTTGGAGTTGTTGGTGATGTGCAGTTAATAACAAAACTTGAGTATGTGTAATCACTCCAAAATGGAGCATTGTTAACTGTTTTAGCAGCACGAATATAACAACGATATGTGGCGTTAGGCAATAAGTAACCAACAATTGATGCGTTATCGGATGAAGCAATTTCACCTGAGTTCCATGTTGCCGTAGATGTTGCTGGGCTAAAACCACCTGCACCATATTGGGCAGCAGAGAAGACTTTAATCTGATAATAACTTTGCGTCTCATTATCTGTATCACTATAAGTCCAAGTAATATCAGGAGAAGCGGTTGTTGTAATAGTTCCTGAAGGTGCTGTAACTGTTGTAACTGTTGGTTGAGTTACTAAATCAACATCAATATAAAGTTCATAAAAAGTTGCACGGTCAGTTGTATCGGAATATTCAGTAATCTTCGCACGAAGACCATTGATATCGGCTTGACTCCAACTTGTTCCATCAGGAGATGATGTCTGCCAAGGTCCAGTGAAAGTTGTAGCGCTCGTATATTGACCACGAATGGCTAAGGCTGAATGGAAATAATTAACATTGCTTACGCGAGCACCAAGATAGATATTTACCTTACCACTAGTCGTTGGAGTAGAGACACGAGCACGAATTCGAACTCGCTTAATCTGCTGTGTTGCAAGAACAGTTAAAGTTCCAAAATCTAAAAGGGCTGATGCGCTTCCAGTGATTGTATTGAGTTTTTGTGCATAAGTAGCATCTGAGCCGTCTGCAAGGGCAGCATTAAGTGATGGAGCACCAGTTAAAGTAAAGTTTGCTGCACCAGTTGCGGTTGCATCAGGAATAACTGTTGTAACTGCCACGATTATCTCCTACCGAGTAGTGCTTTAGACATGATTCCAGGCAAATCATCTGCAAATGTTTGAGCATCAGGAGTTGTTACATTGACATTCACTGTTCCAATATTTAGTAATTTCTTTTCTTCATCAGTCAATGTTTGATTGCCTGTTAATTTCATCAAAGCCCTTCTTGCTGCTTCTCCATCAGCAAGAGTAGGTTGAGAAACTGGAGTGTTTGTAGTTGGAACTACTGCACCTGCAACACCGATTCCATCAAGTGCATTCTTCATCGCCTCAGCGATTGCAGTTGCAATGCTTTCAGCAAGCGTCACTAATTCTGTCTTTCGCTTGTTTAAGGTATCAAGGAATCCTTGAGCGATGTCTTCACCAAGATTAGTTCCAAGGTCAGATAATGGCGATAGGGCATCTGTTATAGCAGCAACAATTGCTGCCATCTCAGCATTGATGGAATCCATCTCTGACTGATATCCATCTCTTAATGCTTGAGCAGACTTGACAGCAGCGCCATAGAAATTCATTCCCATTTCATCGCCAAAGGAATTTGATAAATCTGCAATTCCTGAATAAAGAGTGTTAATTTCAGCCAACTGGGAATCAGTTGCTCCAGCCATCAAACTTGCTGCTGCACCTGCTGCTTCAGGACCTGCTTCAATTAATTGACGAATATAATCTTTATTGACTCCTCGCTCCATTAAAGACTTAATATTTGCTGCAAAATCTTTAATTGACTGGAATCGTTCACGAAGTTGCTTTGTAATAGCATCAATTCCGCTAGATGAACTCTGAATTTGAGTTATGACAAGACCGCTTGCTGTTTTGACAACCTGAATAGTTGCCTGAGCATCAGATTTTGAAAGGTCGACTAGAGCAGTAGCAAATGACTTCATAGAAGACCTTGTAGAACTGACAAACGAACTCTGTTCCTGAGTAATCTTGTCTAAAGCAGTCTGAGCATCTGTAAGTTTTCTAGCAACTTCAACTCGACGACGCGCTAAATCAACAAGTCGTTGAGTTTGATTAGTAAGGAAATTAACTAAATTATCTCGTCCAGTTGGGTCAATTCCATCATAACGCTTGTTAATTTGTTCAACAAGATTGTCGTACATACTGATAATCGAATCAACAGTAGCCTCGGCTGAACCCATAGCCTTTGTGATTGCACTTGGCTCCCCAAATGGCTTTCTTAGCAATTCGCCAAATTTTTCTGCTGCATCTGCGCGATTCTTAGTTGCCTCTTCTAAGCGCTTGGTTGCGTCTTCAATTGCAAGATTTAATTCCTCAAATGCCTTACCAATTTCCTCAGCCTGTGGGATGAATTGACGAATAGTGTCATTAATCTTCCAATAAGAATCTTGAAGATTCTTGAGAGCAGTTCCCTTTAGACCCTTAGCCTTTTCATCAAATATATTCTTAAGTAAATCAAGAGACTTTGTAACAGTCTCTCGTGCAGTTGATGAATCCTTTTGGAATCCCTTAACGAACTCATTATTGATAAAGTCGTTGTACTTTTGAAGAGTCTCACGCAATGCAGAAATTGCTGCTGCACCAGCACCGTCAGTGCCACCATCCTCACCGCCACCATTAAGACCAGTTGCTGGATTCTTTGGTGTAGTTTCTTTTGTTTTAGGCATCTTGAATGAACTGCCAAGAAGGTCAGGAAGTTTGAATCTTTTATTTTCTAGTGCATCTAAATTATCAGCATAACTTTTAATCTTTTCAGAAGTGCTGTCAAAAAATTTGCCAACATTATCAATCGCTCCAGTTATCCCATCAAGAGCAGTTTGCGCCCCAGGAACTTTAAGCAGAGCAAGACCCTTTAAGAGAAGTCGAAGAGGACCTGAATTGACTGTCAATATAGCCTTTGCTAATTTTCCAATCCATTCAATCACATATCCAACGGCAATAATTCCAGCCTTACCAATAGCAATCATAATCTTTCTAAAGGTTTCTGAATGATTCCAAGCAATCACAAACCCAGCAACAAGTGCAGCAATAGCAGCAACAATAAGTCCAATAGGATTTGCAGCCATAGTTGCATTCAGTTTAAGCATTGATGCAGCAAGTGCATTAGTTGAAGCAATCGAAGCAAGTTGTCCACCACTCATTAATACTTGAGCAACTGCAAAAGCAGTCATGACTCCCTTGCTAACCGCAAGAACTGCTGCATGAACTTTAATTGCTGCGACTACTGTAAAAATTGCAGCAGCAAGCATTCCAGCAATTCCAGCCATAATCTTAAATGCAGTTGAATTTTCTTTTACAAATTTAATTGAGTTTGTAATAAAACCAGCCAAAGCATTAATTGCACCTGATAGCAGATAAATTGCATTGTTAACAACCGTTCCAGCAATTCTTCCAACTTCTGCAAGTACTGGCAATAAAGGTTTTAATGCACCTAGAAGGTTCATAAAAGCATCACGCATTGCTGGAGCAGTTGCTATTAATACAACTATTGCAGCAGCAACTGGATTAATTGCTCCCAAAAGTTGACCAAAAATTGGCACTTGTCTTAATAAGTTCTGTCCTGCCATAGTTGCAAAAGCAGTTCCAAGAGATGCAATTACTGGAAGATACTTAGAAATTTCTGAACCCATGTCAGAGATAGATGTTTTCACGGGAGTCATTTTCGAAGCAAAATCTGTAAACTTAGTAATTGCATCTGTAAGTGGCTGTGTAAGATTAGTAAATACAGCAGTTAATGCTTCAATAATTGGATATAACGCTCCACCAGGAACAATTAATTTACTGAATGCTTTATACGCATCATAAGCAGCAAGAATCATTGGTCCAAATCCATCAAGAACCATTTGACCCATTGCTACCTTGGTGTCATTTGTAATACGAGCAAATGAGCGGATAACTTTTCCAGGACTTGTCATTGCTGCTTCGTAGTTGCCAACTACCTTTGCCCCTTCTGCAAGAGCACCTTCTGCAAAAGCCTGTCATTTTTCTTGGATAGAAATATCGCTAGTTTTTTTTCCAATTTGTCTACCGTACTCTTCGTACATCT